TGGTGGCAAATTTTAAAAAGTTTGCCTATCCTTGAAATAAAATTGAAAGACAGGTGGGCTAAGTTCTTCTATAGCGAAGATGGACTTCCTGCTCCTAATGAGAATCGATTTAGGCCATGGGTCAAGGATATGACTCATAATGATAAATTTCAATGCGTTCCTTTTCAAGGTGTTCGAATTCTTCGTGAGTTCAACATTAGTGAAGAGGATCGCTTAAAATTGAGAACCTTGTCTATTGAATGGAGCAAAGGTGTTTGGACGGTTGAAGAAATGTCAGCTAAATTTATTCGCATAAATAACCGTCTTTGGGATTATCAGTATTTCAAGAAATTGGACACGGTTCCTGGACATCTCTTCCATTGTCATTTGCTATTAAATAGAGCAAAGGACGGATACGACCTTATTAGATCTGATGGTCCAAATAGACAGAATAGTCGTCGTGTGTTTACTTCAGACACTGTTTTTGTTCTCAATAATTACAAACTCCTTCTTAGGTGTTTTTGTGGTGTCAGTGAAAATCGAATTACGCATATTTTAGAATATGCTTTCACGTCACCTGTGTCAGGAAAAGAAATTTCTTTGGATACTGCTGATAGACACAAACAACTTAAGTTGGCGGTTATAGATGAGGATAAGCTTGCTGAATCTAAAAAGATGGCTATTCTTAATCGACGGAAACGCCCTTCGTCCACTAGGAAAAAAGTTCCCAAATATAAAGGGAAAGGTTTCGCTAATGATGAAACTGCTACAAAAGCTTTTAAAGATCCTGTGACTTTTGCTAAGCACATAGCGCAGCATACTTTTCATGAAGCCCAAGGTTTGGGAGACACTGTTTCGACTTTGTTTTCTGCTTTGAAGGATCTCAAAAATGCTTATTCTGAAGGGGAAACTGTAAATCACGTTGCTAAGGTAGTATGTGAAAATGGTGGTAATGAACTTATTTCTGCCATTATTACAAATTATATAAAATCTATACCAGATATGATTATGACTAAGATTAAAGCTTTTGGAGTGTCTACAGTTGGTATCTTGTCTTATATACGTGATGTTATAAAAGGAGCCTTTCAGGGGCTCGTCGACATTGTCATGGGTATGTTTAAACCATTTTTTGACACCGCTTCATGGGCCAAAGATGGTTGGCAAGACTTTTGGAAGAGAACGAATGATGCTGCCGATGAAATGTACGCAAATCAATGCGGAATAGTTATGAAAACAGTTTTTGTTGTAGCCTTGACTATGTTTATATTGTTTGTTGGACATGTGTTTAAAAGCACAGTTTTGTCTCCTCTTCTTTTTCTTGCTATTACTAGTATTGAAATGTTTGCAGGAGCACTTAATTCCGCACGAACTACTAAATTATGGTCTCGTGTTTTTCCGACTATTGGAGAGCATGAGGCCCAAATGGATTTTGGAACTGTTCGGAATATTTGTACTTTGGCGATTGGTTTGGTTTCTCTTCGTGACACCATGACCATTGTTAATCTTATGCAGAAGATGCCTGATGTTACTAAGTCTGTATCTTCTTGGTCGTGTTGGTTGGTAGATAAGTGTTGGATTTTTTTTACAGACAAGCCATTTTTTCTCGATACTGAACAAAAAGATGAGTTAGAACTGTATTGTAATAAGCTAGTAGAATTTTATAGAAATCCAGATAATCTTCGTTTAATGTTGACTGATGAACCGATGGGACGCCTAGTTCGCCAATTAGGGCGGCAGGCTCCTGGATGGAAGACAGCGTTAGCGCAGTTGCGTGGTATTGATAATAAGTGGTATAATCATATGAATACTCTCATGAGTAATATTATGACTCATGCCGAACTTGTGCGTACTACAGGAATAGCTGTTACTCAAAGGTGTGAGCCTACGGTGCTAAATCTTCAAGGGATGGGTGGTCAAGGAAAGGGCGCTTCCATGCAAATTTTTCCAAAAGCCGTATATGAAGTTGTACAAAAGATGTTACCTCAGTTGTATCCTGATCCCTGGAATCCTACAATGGTTTATACCAAAGCAAAAAATTCTGATTTTTGGGAAGGATATGATCAAAACTTTTGCGTCGTTCATGATGAGATGTTAGCGGTAGACGATCCTACTACCCGAGGTGAGCAATGTGCGGAATTTCTCAATATGGTGGATACTAATCCTATGTCATTAAACATGGCATTTGGTGCGAAAGGGCAAAATTATTTTACTAGTCCTTTTATAATTGTGGCTACCAATGCTACGGATAAATCCCTTCGATCCGAATCGGGCATGACAGCTCCTACATCGTTTTTTAGACGTAGGCATGTTAATGTTACAGTTTCTCGTAATGAGCATGTTGAGGATATTTTACAGAACGAATCTTATCAAAGAGCATGGTTTTATACTGAATATTATGACCCGGACCCAGCAAATGCACAACATCTTGCCCTCCAGGATCAGACTGTTACTCTTTGTGAACATGGTCAGTTGTGCTCAAAAAAAGAATGTTCTAGCAGACATGTTGAATCATATTATGAGTTGTTGAAGCGGAAAAAGGTACAAACTTCAAACTTTAAAGAAATAGCTCATAGAGTTGCAATGGAGATTGTAAGGAAATATAAAACTACGTCTTCCCTTCGGCAACGATTGGCGACACATGAGTTTTTTCCAGAAATTCGTCCGGTTAATGAGGCTCACGGAACTCACCCTTATTCTTATTTTGGTCTAGAGCATAATCCTGACAAAGAGAACAATCGTGTTTTGTATAATTTTCCTTTAGGTACTGAGCCTGTTGCTCGTGCTCCTCCTAAAGTTGAGGTCAAGGTTATTGACCCAGTTGTTATTACTACACCAGTGTCTAATCGTCTTGATGCTCCTGAAACTACTATTTTACCTTCAAAGTTTAAGCCTGTTGTTGTTACTACGCCTGTTAGTAAGCGTCTTGATGCTCCTGAAACAACTACGTTGGGCCCTCAGTCTCCTCCATTTTATTACGATCCTAAGAAAGAACTTTCGCAATCAGTTGCCCAGTATTTTCCAATTGTTCAACATGAGGAGATTGATTTCTCTCGTGTGCCCATTGTTCTTGACGATGGGTCAGGCGTAGGTGTTCATATTGCGCAGGGTTGGGAAGATTATCAGGCTAAGCGAAATGCTATGATTGTTGATGATGACATGCGACTTTTGGTGATGAAACAGCAGCAAGATGTGCTTTTGATTGATGTTGTAAAAAATGATGACCTTCATGTTTCCAACCCTGGAAGAATAGGAGGCATGTTGTACCAATGGCTCGTTCCTTCCTGGTTTGGAAAAGTTAACGGTCCTGAGCAAGTTTCTCCCTACAGACCGGCGTATCAGGCCTGTGCCATTATGGCTTTTGGTTCAATTACGCAGGTTAATGAGCACCTCTTGGAAAATGAGTATAATTTAAATGGAGTTTCGAAGACAGATTCTTTTCCAGAAAGAATGATGGCAAAAATTTTCCAGATGAGCCATAATCCTGATTATAAGATACGAAAGCAGGTTTATAATTTTTTGTTGGAATTGTTGATGTTAAAACGAATACAGAAGTTTTTGACAAAAGAAGATTTTGCCACTTTGAAGAGTAGAGCTATGGAAGATATCAATCCTATTACTGAGCGACTTTTTCGAATGCTTGAAGAATATGAATTAGATTCTAAAGTTGTTGAAATATTTTCAGATCAGTTTGTAGTCTCTCATTTTAATCGACTTTATTTTGATATATCTTATGATAAACCTCAAGCATTTCTCACGTCTGAATTTGGATTGTGGCACAATCGTTTTGAGGCGGTTATGGATAAGAAGACTGGAACTTGGAACCCTGATCTGTCTTTTAATCAGTGGCGAATTCTCTTGAAACGATGGAAAAAAGATATAAAAGCAAAGACTCCATCTTCTCGTTCTTTTGAGATAGCCCAGTGGCTCAAGAAGTCAAATTCTTTTTCTGACTGGGTTTCATCACAAACGTATTTTACTTCATGGAAAGTGGCTGGAGCTGCAGTTGGTGTTCTTTTAGCTGCCGGGATTGCTTGGTATTTTCTTAAAAACAAAGTTTTATCTTTGACGGGAGATGTTACTCAGCTTTCTTTTGTTGATTCAGAAATTGAATCTAAGCTCGCGTCTCATACTGCCCAGTCTCTTTCTAAGGGTTTTCAAGCTAGACTCAAAGCTCGTCAAAGAGTTCTGACTCATAGAGCGCAAGGGAGTGAAGTTTTGAATGAATCAGTTATGTCGCAGATAAATGAAATTAGTAATAATATGCGGACGTTGACCTTTCACTATGGG